GGCAAGAAATAGTTTTAGCTTCACTGTCTTTGGTTATGAACCTAGACCGCAAGGAAGTAAGAAGTATGTAGGAACGCGTAAAACAAAGTCTGGGGCTAACATTCCTTTGATTATTGAAGCGTCACCTGGTTTACCTGTTTGGCGTAAGGCTGTCGCTGATGCTGTGAAAGAAGCTATGTTGCAGTCTGGTGATGACAGCATGTTTGAAGGTGCAGTGAAAGTTGAAGCAGTCTTTTATGTGACACGCAAGAAATCTGTTACCAGATCACTACCTACAGTTCCACCTGACGTGGATAAGCTCGGAAGAAGTTTGCTAGATTCTTGTGGTTTTGGCGGTATTTGGAAGGATGACAGTCAAGTGGTCAGGCTAGAGATAAGCAAGAAGTATGCTACAGGTCAGCCAGGAGTAGCCGTAACTATCAGCAATTACCCCTAATCGTGTTACGAAACTGTTATAAACAAAACACTCTCAAATGTTGCTATTTTTGTGTTGTTTCTGCCAAACTGTATCTATCAGGCAAAAACGCCTAATACGGACAAAGGACAAAAAATGAACAAGCAAGAACAAGCAGTAAATGCTAAAAGCAAACTAACTCGTATTTTCAATATTCGTAAGAATCACCTGATCACATTAGAGCAGGAACTTTCAAATGACCTACAGAACTTAGAACTTCAGGCAAAAGTTGTTTCTTATAGAGCATTTATTGCTAAAGAAGAAGTAATGATGAACAGAATGTTTGCAAAGATTGAAGAGGTCGCATAATGAATCAGGCTGAACTATTTATTGCAGCAGTCAACGCATACAAGACTTGGATAAAGGCGGGTATGAGTTTCGCTGACTTTGCTCATCTTTACGATGAATGGGATGATGCTGTGTGTGCTTACGCTAAGAGTTGTGGCATTTCACGCAACGATGCTTGCACTCAGGTTTATGTTGATGTTGCTATTGAAAGGACAAGCAAATGAAAACAGTTATCTCAGGTATCGCATTGATCGCTTTAGGTTACGGCTTTATCTTCCTTGTAGGGATGTTGGGCAAGATTGTTTGGGGGTTCTGATGGGTGCTGAAGCGGTTAGAGAGAACTATCGTAGGCAAGGCGAAGCTAGGGAACGTGCCAGGCTGATAGAACTGTTGAAAGACCAGAAAGTTATCCGTCACTGTGCTGCAACAGGTTTGCTTGTATTTGTGAACTGTAACACTTTTGAAGTTTTGTATCTTAAAGATTTTCTGATGAATGAGAGCGCAAAATGAGTAGCGAATTGAAGATGCTGTTGATAGCGTTTATGCTGTTGATTGTAGGGATTCTTGTTTTCTGGTATCAGCAACAAGGCTGTTATCAGGTGGAGTATCAAGATCTAAATGGCAGTCATTACACGACTGTCTGTGAAGGGAAAGACTAAATGAGTTGCAGTAAATGTGTTGATGAAGTGTGTCAGTGTTCCAGGTTGAACGCTGTAAACATTTGGAGTAAAGAATACAGGGCTGGTAAAGCTGAAGGGCAACGTTTAGAACACACCAGAACTTCTGATGCGCTCATAGAGCTTGAACGCTCAGGGGTCATCTCTAACGCTCAAATGCAGGCTGTTCTTGACCTGATTTTAGAGAAGTTAACTGATGTTGCTGACATTGATTGAGATTATTGCTGTCGTGTCGCTGTTTATTGTTATCGCTGTCGTGATAACTCTTGCCTTGACAGTTTTACTTAGTTATGCTGCTCAGGTTTCTTATGTTGATCCGTTGAATGAAGGGTTAGATGATGATTGAGTTTTTGGAGTTTGTGTTTCGTAAAACTATGCGAACATACTGGTATTCGGCACGTTACACAGGGCGTAGTGCAGGTGTAAATGAGATGCGGGCTTTGATTCACGCAGAAATAAAGAAGCTACAGCATGGAAGCAGTAAACCTATGAATAGGGCTACAACTGAACGCATCAATGAGTTGCTGTTTATTTTGTCTGAGTCTAAGAAGTTGACTAACTATGTTGACTAGGGCGATAGATGAAGCAGTTGAACTGTTGAGAGATGAGAACCTTGTCTGGTCAAGTGACTTGCAGGACATCAGATTAGACCTTGCACATTTGTTGCTTGTATCAGCTGCTCAAGGGGACATTATGCAGACTATGGCAGATAACCTGGCACGGAAACTTATTCACGCTGACCCTAACGCAATCATCTACGATCTGAAGTTAGAGAAACGTTGATGCTCGAAGATTTGTCTATCCCTGTAAGAAAGTTTCCTTGTCGTGTAAGAACAGTTAAGGATGAACTATCTGATAAGGATGCGGCAATCTTAGATTTAGCTGTCATGAACCCTGAATGGCTTTGTGGCACACTTGAAACAGAGTTAGCAAACAAAGGGGTCACTGTGTCAGAGAAGAGCATCAAAAGGCATAGAGAGAAGAGATGCTCATGTTGGAAGGATTAGCGACACCTGCACCAAAGGTCACTGCACCTGAAACTTGGTCACCAAGTATCACTTTTGATGGTAATGGTGGGGAAGCTACTTTGCCTGCCGTTGAAGGCGATGCTCCTACTGATGTTGAAGGCTTCTTGCGTGATGCAGGTATCAACCCTGACGAAATAGAGATTGTTGGTGAACCTAGAGTTTCACGCTGGCAAGTTGCAAGGCCGTTTCCGTTAGATCCTATGTGGATGACATCAGTTCGTATTCGATGGGTCAAAAGAAACTCTGTAATCAACCTACCCTTGCTCTATTCTTTGGCTAAGAAAACTAAGCCTGTAACACCTAAACAAGTTCAGTCAGGTAAAGCCTTAGTCATTCTCTGGTCAGATTTACAGGTAGGCAAAGTAGATCATCGTGGTGGCGTTGATGCCATGATTCATCGTGTCGCACAAACACAGCTCGCACTAATCAAGAAAGTAAAATCAGTCAAACCTGAACGCATCATCTTCTGTGATGTAGGTGACACGATAGAAAACTTTGGTAACACTGCAGACCTGCACCAGCTACAAAGCAACGATCTAAGCATTATGCAACAGATAGATTTAGCAACATCGTTAGCCTGGGAGTCGCTAAAGGAACTGAGCAAGTATGCGCCTATAACTTATCTATCTGTAGGAAGCAATCACTGTCAATGGCGAGTCAACAAACAGCGTGTAGGTAAAGCAACAGACGATTGGGGCATCCACATAGGGCGAACACTTGCACGACTCAGCAAAGAAGTAGGTTTAGACATAACCTTCTTTGAACCTGCAAGTCATGACGAATCGCTTGCTTTAGACATCTTTGGTGACGGCTATCATGTTTTAGGTATGGTGCATGGACATCAAGCGAACAACCCAAACATGATTCCTGACTGGTGGCGTAAACAGGCTTTCGGTAAGCAACCTGTTCAAGCTGCAACAGTCCTAGTCAGCGGACATTTTCATCATCTTCGTGTCGTAGAGTTAGGGTCAACTCAGCGTGGCAGTTCAAGATACTGGATTCAGGCTGCAACACTAGACAACGGATCTAACTGGTGGAGAACATCGCAAGGTGAAGATAGTCAGCCAGGTTTAGTGTGTTTTGAACTACAAAAAGACACAGACTTCACTGGCACAGTTTGGAAGATTTAGGGGCTGAAATGGATTTGACAGTCTGTAAAGCCACAAGTGGAAGCAGATTGGACTAGGGTTCGATTCCCTACAGCTCCACCATAAATAAAAGAAAGAAGGACAAAATGCCTGTTTATCTATTCATGTGTTCTAATTGTGGAGTAACTCAGCAAGTAGTCACAGACATCAAAACTGAACCTGAAGCACCCTACTGTGGGTTGTGTGAATTGGTTATGGTTAGAAAGTTTGGGATACAACACATCCGCTTCAATGGTGGCGGTTGGGGTAAGGATGCCTAATGAGATCACGCATAGCTGTAGCAATCGCAGTAATCATAAGCCTAAACTTTGGCGGTAACATACCTGGCCAGGCGATACAACAGTCAGAGCAGGTTCAGCAACTCAATCTGAAACGTGAACTGTATAAATCAAAACAAAAGTATCTTCTGCCTAAGATTGTTGCTTATGTCACGACCAGAGCCAATAGGACACCTTATGTCTTTTCAGGTGTAACAACTCAGGGTTGGGACTGCTCAGGGCTAGTCAGATACACTTACAAGCGCATCGGTATCATCTTGCCCCACTCAGCTAACGCACAGGCACATCTAGGTAGGCGTGTCAGCAACCCTAAATACGGCGATGTTGTTGTCTTTGCTTATAAAGGCCGAACAGATTTCTATCATGCAGCAATCTATCTAGGCAACAACCTGATCATCAACGCAAACAGAGAATACAACACAACAGTCATAGAGCCTTTGACAAACTTCAAACACTCACAAATCCGTTATGTCAGGATAATAGGACAATGATTAGAGAAGTGTGTTCCTGTGGCGCAGAGTTTGAAACAGACGATAGAGATGCTGTTCAACTTGTCAAGACTTGGCGTAGGACACACAAGCATACAGATAAGCCTTCTAAGGCTGACAGCAGGGACAGTTCAACATTGACTAACACTGATGTCGCTTTAGGCTTTCAAGCCATCTACAACCCTTACAACGATGAAGAAGAAGAATGATACCTACGCTAATAATCGGAAACGCAAACATTTATCAAGGCAACAATTTAGACATTCTGCCTGAACTACAGTCAAACAGTGTAGATAGCATCGTATGTGACCCGCCTTACGAACTAGGGTTTATGGGTAAATCTTGGGATTCTTCGGGCATAGCTTACTCAGTTGAACTCTGGACTCAGTGCCTAAGAGTGCTAAAGCCTGGCGGACACTTGTTAGCCTTCGGTGGAACAAGGACATGGCACAGACTAGCTGTTGCAATAGAAGATGCAGGATTTGAGATACGTGACAACATAGCTTGGCTGTATGGATCAGGTTTCCCTAAGTCGCACAACATTAGTAAAGCCATAGACAAGCTCTACGGTGCTGAAAGAGAAATAATTGGTCCATATCGAGATGCTGCAAGAAAAGTCAATGGATCTGCTTCAGCAAATAGTGTTGGCTTAGGTGCCAAACCCTCAATCGAAATGTTTGAAACTGCTAACGCGACTGATGAAGCTAAGGCGTGGGAAGGTTGGGGGACAGCACTCAAACCTGCACACGAACCCATAGTCGTAGCACGAAAACCTGTTATCGGGACTGTTGCAGAGAATGTTTTACAGTATGGGACAGGTGCGCTCAACATTGACGCAAGCAGAATAGCAGGTGCTATACAAAGCGTTCCGCAACCCTCGCTAGGAGTCAAAGAAAGAATAGTTTACGGCTTTGGAACAGGTGAAGGAAGAAATGGTCAAATGTCTAACAACACTCAGGGTCGTTGGCCTGCAAACATTATCCTTGACGAACACACAGCAGAGCTATTAGATGAACAATCAGGCACACTGACTTCAGGTGCATTGAAGGCAGGCAGAGTAATAGCTCACACAAACATTGATTTCAGAAGCGGATTAGATTTACACAATTATGAAAGTAAAGCAAACAGTGGTGGGGCGAGCAGGTTCTTTTATGTTGCCAAAGCAAGCAAACGTGACCGCAACGAAGGACTAGAGAACATTGAAGGTCAAGAAATAAGTGCTAAAGGTAATGGCTTGGCTAGGACATGTAACACTTGTGGCGCATCAACACTAGATGGATGTGACTGTCCCGATAGAACATTTAGCAACCCTGTCAGACAAAACTTTCATCCGACAGTGAAACCTACAGCTCTAATGCAGTATCTAATCAGACTTGTAACACCTGATAATGGTGTTGTGTTAGACCCTTTTGCTGGTTCAGGTTCAACAGGTAAAGCAGCAATCCTAGAAGGCAAACGCTTCATCGGAATAGAACTAACAGCCGAATACCTACCGATAATTGAAGGCAGACTAAAACACGCCTACCTGACCCTAGATGACAAAGAAGATGATCTGTTTGAGTAGATTCCCTAAACCTTGCCTAGTATGCAAACAACTAACAACAGGTGAAAGCTACTGCACAGAACATTTAGCGATAGTCAATGAACGTGAACGCATAAGACAAAACGCTAGAAAACAAGGGCGCACCCTATACAACGATGCAAGATACAGAAAGATAAGGGCATACCTGAAAGCCACAGCAACCCACTGCCACATCTGCAAGCAACCATTCATCAACCGAAACGACATCACTGCAGATCACTTAATACCAGGTGACATCAACAGCCCCCTAGATGCAGCTCATAGCCTATGCAACTCAAGGCGTGGAAGCAAGCCACTGACCTAAACACACATCTCAGTAACTAAACGCTCACTCTCAATGCCGTAGGGCATCAATGGGGGTGGGCATTTTTTGTTTTAACATTTTTCTTTTACAC